CACCAGTCATTGTTTTTTGACGCCTCTCTGTTATAGGTCTGCTCACCCATTTGTTGGCCTTGTTGATTATATAGGCTGCTAAGTTGGTTGGCGGCTTGTTGTCCACCTTGCATTAAATTATTCTGACCTTGACCATATTGTGTATTAACACCTAGTACATTCTGCAACCATTGATTTTGGTCTTGCGATGCAATATTCCCAGCATTCTGTTGTAGTTGCTGCATTAATGGCGTACTACCACTTAATCCGCTTGCAGATGCAGCATTCTGTCCAGCATTCATGGATTGTTGTTGCATATATTTGGCGTATGGACTTTCTTGATATCCACCCATTAGATTATTGATAAACTTCGTAGGGTCTTGCTGACCTTGTAGCCACTGTTGATAATTTCCAATGGCTCCCTGACCAGCATTCATATACGGCTGTTGAGCTCCAGTCGCCATATTTCCATACTGCTGATATTGCTGCATAGCTTTATCATATGGCCTACTAGAGTTTCCGAACATACCGCCTAGTATGCTTCCCATGCCGCCAAGTGCCATTTGTGGATTAAAAGGCATATCACATTCCTTGTGAAATTTAAATATTATTGTGTCATATCAAACAATCTGTGTCCATTGACCAGTACCAGACGTAACCTGCCATATCTGTAAATGAGCACTAGAAGGAACCGTAGGTACTGGAGCATCATATACGTATATCAATTGCCCTTCTTGTGGACTTTGTATGGCATTACGTTGATCTAATGTAAGCCTAGGTACAAATACGCCATACTGAGACAAATACTCACGCAATGACACAACAAATGTATCCATGAAGTCAGCCCAAATATTGCTCATGAATTCTTTGTCTTTAATAACGGCATCCAATGTAGGGAAATTATCAAAGTCTCTAGACATTAATCACTCCGGCATGTCCTCAAAGTCCCAGGCAGCTCCAAGAACTACAAATGGAATCTCATTAAAGAACTCAACCTTAGGAACATAACCCTGGCCTCTAGGTGTAGTGCCTAGCTTTCTCCAGACTGTTCTATATGTTCTCTCGCCAAGCTTACCCATATTACCAATCAACAGATTACCGTAAGTTTGGCCGCCATCTTTTGATATTGATAAGAACACAACAGGCTGACCACCACCAACTACACTTTGTTGGTCTAATATGATGTCTATTCCATCTTCAGTGGTTATTTCCTCACTTAGTTCCGTATCTAAAGTAACATCCACTAAATGTGTTATATCCAGCTGGCCTTGTAATAAATCTATCTGGAATCTATCAATGCGCAATCTATTATAGCCTTCTGGCGTCATCTGCCTACCAATACGCATACGCCTAATGGCCTCGCCATCATTGGTAGGGACTCTATCGTCTACTATATAGAATTCAGGAGAACGATAATCTCCATAATAGTTCACACCATTGTAATAAACATGAGTTTGAGCTGGATGTCTATCGCCATTAAGAACCTCTTCCTCGTGCCATTTAGGTGCCTCTGCTGTGCTCATGGACACACCTAATACAAATGTATGATTGGCTAGAGTAAAGTTCAAACGATAGAAGATAAGGCCTGTTTCTTTTATTAATAATCCGCGCGCATCCGCAACTCCGGTCAATGGATTAGCCGCATATTCTGCTAATTGGAAATCAAGCGCCTTATTGCTAAAGAGAATGGCCTGGGTTCCACGTACTCCCATTACTCCAGCTAACCCATCACGGTCTTGAGCCAAGAAAAACATGCTATCAAATCCAACGCTAATGCTACCAATAGCGGGCGTACCAACTTCTATCAAGGATGCATTATTGCGCCTGAACGGCAAATTTGCACCGGCGCCCTGATTTTCCCATACTTCTGTATAGTTCTCAGAGAACAGGAATAATCTACGGTGTAATGTTCTGCATCCTACGATATTTCCAGGATGAGATGTAATACTCGCAAGTTGTAATTGCCCAGTAACAGCTATGTTATTTACAGGCGCGCCATTGCTAGTTAAAACAATATTTGTGCCTGCAATAGCATTTGTATAAGATGTAGCTAACTGGATAGTGGCTGGATTTGCGCCAGCACTTCCTACTAAAATCACATAATAAGTAGTTCCTGCAACTAATGGTGCAGGCAAGATGCTCGTGCCATTGACTGTGTTTGTAGGCGTGCCATTTGTTGTAAGATTGATAGCGGTACCTAATAATGCATTGGCTAATGTTGTTGCAACTTTTATTGTTCCAGGATTTGTAGACGGCAAGCCAATCATTATTGAATAGAAAGTATCTGTAATATTTAATTCTGCAGGTAATGTTCCTGTAGTCGTAAACTTAAGGCTAGTTCCGGTTGCAAAGTTTGCATTGCTTGTACTGAGGGTTAATACATCTGTTGCTGCACTAGCCGTGAATGTAGCGCCACCGGATGTTGTAGATAACGTGATAGGCACGCCTGTTGCAAAGTTAAATCCGTTTCCGCTTAATGTTAATGTGCTGTCTGTAGTACTTGCTGTGAATGTTGTTGCAGGTGTTGTTGCACCTCCGCTCCAAACCATTCCTTGTTCAAATGATGATAGCTGAAAGTTATTAGTACCACCATTTGCGACAACAAAGAACCCATCTAAATAGCATACATCTATAGGCTTTGTAGGAAATCCGGTATCCGTTATCTGCCTAAATGTTTGTGCATTTGTATCATAAATCCATCCTTGTGAGCCATCAACAAAGATTACCTGGAAGGTATTTGCATCAATTCCCACAAAACCTACGGTTGTGGTTAGTGTGCCAATTGGCGCTACAAGTAGATTTCCTGTAGCACCTGTTATTCGGTAAACAGTTGCGCCATATACTTAATAGATTGCATTCTTGAATACAAATGAACCTCTGGAGCCACCAGTTTCTGCACCGAAGTTTAGATTTGCGTTTACTAGGCCTGAGGTAGAAAGGAGGGTTTTTGGGCGCTTTCCATTTGGATCCATATATTCAAACATGTTAACCGTGCGCTCAGCATTAATAGTGCTTACACGCTGATTATCATAGCTTCCGACTAAGTCGTAATCTTTACGCATTAGTAAGCCAAAATATTTTGCCAGTAAAACGGCTCTGGTCTACTTAATATTGCTGATGGCCTCACAGTAACATCAGTCTCATTGGCATTCTTAATTATGTTAAAATAATCCTGTTACTCTTCTTCTGCAGTCTCATTCCAGTTACCAGAAGGATAGTAAGAACGAAATTTACGCGCCAAACAGTACTTAAGGAATCCATAATAGAATGGTGGAAGCTCGCCCAAATCCTCATTAGCAAATAACCTGTTCAACATACTCTTAACCTGCAATGTGCAAGGATATGGCTGGTCAGGAGCAGGATATAAGGTAACAGTGCTCGTGAATTCCTGCTTATCAAGAAAGATAAATCCAGGCCTAGTATTCAGAGGTAATAATCTAGTTACACCATAGTATTGTGCTTTATTGATAATCTGAAGTGGATATATGATTCCCTGACCTGCGCTTGGAACAGTGTAGTTCGCCATGCTCAAATCTACAATTCTGTTTGAGTTCACATCAGCTGGTATCATGTCAGATATACTATATGTTGCTTGTTCGGCAACCATATCGAAATTCAATGTTTTAAGATAAGGAATGTAGATACTATCGGCTGCAAACTTATCAATAAGTTCATTAATAAGTTCAAGTCCTGATGAAAGCATAAAAGAATCTGCGGGCTCACCAACACCTAGCTCACCTAAAAGGTACAAAGAGTTTATTATTAATTCATTTGTTGAGAATGTTTGCTGAGCCATGACAATTCCTTATGTATAATAGGTGCGATTGGATTACCACATCATGTGACATGGCAATCCAATCGACTTATTTCAGTGGGAATGCATCATCCAAACCTTTGGTAAGTCCACGGGCAAATGATTTGGCATGGTCGCCGTCATTGCTCATGTAGGCATTGAACTGTTCCATTTCTTTCTTCATGACAGGCCTGTCGCCCATCTTCTTCATCATTTTGGCTTGCTCAGCCTTTACAAAGGCATTGTTGCTTTGAACCATCT